TGCTCTCACAACTGGCCAAGGCGATCGTGAAGACAGACAAGCGCACCAAGTCAGGCACGAGGGTAGTCATGGAGTCCTACTCGGACTATCCGGACGGCGTGAAGAACAACGCCAAGAGAGGCATCGAGCTCAATGACAAGAACGGCAACAAGTGCGCCACCCAGGTGGGCAAGGTCAGAGCCCAACAACTCGCCCAAGGTGAACCCATCTCCTTGGACACCGTCAAGCGCATGGCCTCCTATCTGTCACGAGCAGAGGAATACTACGACGAGGGCGACACCTCGGCGTGTGGCACTATCTCGTACCTCTTGTGGGGTGGGAAGGCTGGCCTTCGGTGGGCCGAGTCCAAGCTCAAGGAGGAGTTGTGGGCGGCATTGCAAAAAGAACTCGGCTCAGAACTTCAGGAATGACCTCCCCAAATACTCATACTAAAAACGGGCAAACCATGACAATCCAAGAACGAGTCCAGGACGTATTCAACCGCTTTAATGTCAACCTCACCGTGAGCGAAGAGCCGCGCGTGGATTTGGCAGAGGCCGTACTTGAAAACGGCACAGTTATCTACACCGACGGCGAGGACTTCGCAGAAGGTGAGGAGGCGTATATCATCAACGACGAAGGGGAGCGCATCCCTCTCCCTCCTGGGGACTACGACTTGGCCGACGGAGGCCGCATCTCCATTGGAGAGGTAGGCAAGGTCTCCAAGGTTGAGAAGCCCGGAGGCGGCGACGCCAAGAACGTGGACAAGGGTACGCCCAACATCGACGTCACCAAGCCCATAAAGAAGAAGCCCGCACCCGATGCAGGTGGAGGCGATGCAGGAGGAGGCAAAGGCGCCCCCGTAGGAGGCAAGCCTGGCAAAAAGAAGAAACTCACCTCGGAAGAGGACCAACCCAATGACATGAAAGTCGAATTTAACCGCGAGGAGGTTTTGGCCGTCCTCACCGATCGCTTCCCCGACTTGGGAGAAGAGCTCGCACAAGCCATCGCCTCGGCAGTTGCTGACGTCTACGCCCCTGAAGTGGTGGAAGAGGAAGCCAACGAAGAGGAGAAGGAAGAGATGAACGTCGAAGAGACGACCGCAGAGACCACCGAAGAAGCCACCGAGGAATTGGAGGTAGAAATCGAGGTCGAGATGAGCGAAGAAACCAAAGAGAAGTCCGAAATGGACGCTCTCAAGGAGGCCCTTGAACTGACCAACGCCCGTATCGAAGAGATGCAGAAGTTGGCCGCCCACTCCGGGTTGAAGCACAAGGCCCCCACCCCCAAGCCCACACAAGTGGAGCTTTCCAAAATGTCAATCGAAGAGCGCGTCCGCGCCCTTGCATCACAATTTAATTCTTAAGCTATGGCCGATATGGTTATCAGCAGTAACTACGCAGGGACGGCCGCCGTTCCTTTTGTAGCACCTGCAATCTTGAGTGCAGACACCATCGCGAATGGGTACTGCACCGTCCTCGAAAATGTTCGTTACAAAATCAACCTCCGCAAGGTAACAGGCGGAACCATCGAGGCTCGCTCTTGCGACTTCGGTGCAAATGGTTCTTTGGCCATCGCCGACGTCCAGTTGGTCTTGTCCGAGTTGCAAGTCAACGAAGAAATCTGCAACCACGAGTTGGCTCAATCTTGGGCCGCCGAGCAAATGCGCGGAAACTTCGCTCCTGTCCCCGCTGACTACGAGCGTTTCTTGGCTCAATACATCTCCACTCGCGTGGCAGAGAACATCGAGCAGAACATTTGGCAGGGTAACTTCTCAAGCGTCCCAGGAGCCGCCGCCACCCATCAATTGTACGATGGTATCGTAGCAAAGTACGTGGCCGGTGCACAAACCAACGACCAAATCATCGGAGCGGCATTTGACGCCACTACCATCGACGACCGCTTGTCCTCTTTGGTTAGCTTGTTGCCTGACTCTTTGGTTGGCGACCCCGCCACCAAAATCTACATGAGCCGGAAGAGCTTCCAACTGTACTTCCAATTCTTGGCCGCAGGAGATAACAACCCAGTCCTCGCCACACAAATGGCGAAGTTCTACCTCGGGTACGAAATCCTCACACCTGCCGGATTCCCGGACGACGTGTTGTTGGGTTCTCGCGTTGACAACTTGTACTTTGGTACTAACGTCTTGACCGACCACGTAGAGGCTCGCTTCATCGACCTCCGCAACACCACCGGAGCCGACCTCACTCGCATTTTGATGATGTTCGACGGAGGAACGCAACTCGTGGACGAGGCGTCTTGTGCAGTTGTTCGCCGCCTTACTTGATAACTAACCGAGAGACGGGGGGGCTTCGGCTCCCCCATATCTCCTAAACCCTAAACAATGGCTTGTTCATTAACACTTACAGGAAGAGGCGTAGGGTGCAAGGATGCCCTCGGAGGAATCAAGCGTATCTACGTGGCCCAATGGTCCGACGGCCTTTGGGATCCCATCTTATCCGGTGAGGTTGCAGACGTTACCGCCGCGACTACGTTCTACACCTACGACATGACACGCGGAAGCGGGTCTCTAACGCAGACCATCACCTCTGACCTTGCCGCCGGCACGGTCTTCTTTGACCAAGTTTGTAGCGTAACCTTCAACAAGGCCGCCGCGACAGACATCGCCGAAATCTCGAACCTCGTCAAAGGCCGTATGGCCGTCCTCGTGCAGGACAACAATGACAACTGGTTCGTGGTGGGACACAAGAACGGCGTCGAGGTTTCCGGAGGTACTGCCCAAACAGGCACTGCCGCAGGAGACCAAAACGGATTTACCCTCGAGTTCTCCGCCCAAGACGTAGCCCCCGCTCCATTCTTGGCTGTGACCGCTAACGTGCCCGACGGGTCCGATATCACTATCACCGCCGCGCCGTAATCGTTTGACTATACCGGGCCGCCTTATGGCCGTTATCGTTACAAGGAGGGGGAGGGCATTGGCTCTCCCCTTTTACTTACCAAGAGAATGATTCATCTACAACCGAACACAGGCAACCAATTCATCTACGTGTCGCCCTTCCAGGCGCGGAAGTTCTTGGCATCATTCACGAACTACCTCCTCATCTTCACGAACGTGGCGACAGAGGAGACCTTTGCTTGTGTTATGAGCGTGGCCGTAGACAACGCCCGCTACACCAAGGCCGGAATCGGAACGGATGGAGCTGCACCTGAAGACGGGGAGGTGCTCATCACAGAGAGCGGCCTCTACACCTACGAAATCTACGGGCAAAACAGCACCACCAACACCGACCCCACGGACGCCACGGTGGTGGGCTTGTGTGAGATTGGACCTTGTAAGGTTGCCGACTCTGCCGCGTGGACAATCCCGAGCGTAACAATCCCCGACAACGTCATATATTACGAGTAAATGGATTTACTAAAACTCAACGAGTACCAAGAGCGGTCCTACGCCGAGCGTCCCTCCAATATGGGCTACGTCTCTTATGGCGACGACAACCTCTTCCCGCAGTACCTTATCGACCTCTTCAAGTCGAGCGCAACCCACAACGCCCTCTGTACCTCCATCGCTTATATGATATGTGGCGACGGCGTACAGGCCGACACGTTGGACGCCCGCCTCAAGATTCAAGAGTGGGGACTACAAGACGAAGTCCGAAAGGCTTGCCTCGACCTTAAAATCCAAGGCGGCTTCGCGTTGGAGGTCGTGTATTCCATCGACCGCACCACGATCGCCAAAGTGCGCCATTGCCCTTTTGAGAACGTAAGGAGTGCCGAGGTAAACGAAGACGAGAAGGTCGACTTCTACTACTACTCCAAGGACTGGGGCGACAGGAGGCAAGAGCCCGAAGTCATCCACGCCTTTGACCCCGAGGCGGCGGTGGAACACCCCGTCCAAATCTTGTACGTCAAGCCTTTCTCTCCCGGCTCGTACTACTACCCCAAGCCCGACTACATCGGCTCCATCAACTACATTGAGTTGGACAAGGAGATAGGGGTCTACCACATCAACAATATCAAAAACGGCCTGGCTCCGTCCTTTACGATTCACTTCAAGAACGGCGTCCCTGCCCAGGAGGAGCGTCGCAAGATTCGCAACGACATAGAGAGGCAGTTGGCCGGGGCTACCAATGCGGGCAAGTTCATCATAACCTACTCGGACTCCCCCGACAGGAAGCCCGACTTCGAGCCGTTCCCGCTCTCGGATGCAGACAAGCAGTACGCCTTTCTCTCCGAGGAGGTCGTGGCCAAGATCATGGTCGGACACCGCGTGACCTCTCCTATGATGTTTGGCGTTATGGTTTCCGGCAAGTTGGGAGGAGGCTTGGAGCTCAAGACCGCAGAGATAATCTTTGGAGAGGACGTAATTGCACCATATCAAATGGTCGTCACGACAGCCCTTGAGAGCATCTTCAACGCCGCAGGAGCTCCCGCACAAATTACCCTGTACAAGCCCGAGGCCGAAGAGGCCAACGTGGACATCTCATATACAGGTATCCAAATCTCCTCGGCAGTTGACATCATTGCCAAGGTAGCCACGCAAGAACTGACCAAGCCGCAAGCCGTGCAACTCCTTGTGGCAATGCTTGGCTTCGACAGAGCTACGGCAGAGGGTCTCTTCGAGGACGAACCACTCACCCCCGCCCTACCCGTCCCACAACAGGAACTTTCTGAAGAAGTACCCAAAGCCAAGTCCGAGGTCGCCGACTATCTTATTGATTTAGGCGAGGAGGTAGACGAAGATGAGTGGGAACTCATCGACGAGAGAAAGGTGGACTACGAAAATGAGGAGATGCAGGACGCCTTGTGGACGTTTGCACGAGCTATCCCCGGAAGCTCTGCCGAGCGCTCAAGCCGTGGCGTAAGCGAGCAAGATAACGAACTCATCCGCGTCCGCTACGCCTACGCCCCCAAGGTGACAGGAAAGAACGGCAACCCCTCGCGCGACTTCTGCACGAAGATGGTAGCCGCCGGAAACCGCGTATGGAGAAAGGAGGACATCATTGCGTCAGGCAACCGCGCCGTGAATCCCGGATGGGGGCCAAATGGGGCTGACACCTACTCCACATGGTTACATAAAGGCGGGGGGTCATGCCAACATTTTTGGGAGCGTCGGACGTACCTACGCAAGGACAACGACCGTATCTCGGTGAGCCAAGCCCGCAAGCTAATTCGTGAGGCAGGGCTTGAGCCGCTTGAGGTCAACGACCCGCTCGTCGCCAAGCGACCCCGCGACACACAAAACAGAGGCTTCCTTCCGTCCAACGAAGCCGCCAAGAACATCTCAACACCCCGATAAATGGCACTTACCGCAGAAGTTCTCTTCGTCAACCCTGACTATATCAAACGCCTCACCCAACTCAACGGGGGGGTGGAGGATTCGGTCATGGTTCCCGCCATCATTTTGGCACAAGACAAGCACCTCCAAAACTACCTCGGCACGGACCTCCTCGAGAAGCTCAAGAGCGACATCGCGGGAGCCGGACCGACGGGCGACTACGCCACCCTCCTCGACGACTACGTGAGGAAGGCCACGGTGTGGTGGAGTATGGTAGAGATGATTCCCAACTTGTACGTGAAGCTCGACAACGGGGGCCTTGTTATCCGTGTGAGCGACGACACCCAAGCCATCTCGGAAAGCGACCTACACCGAGAGGTGGAGAACGCACGGCAGAACGCCCAGTTCTACACGACGCGCATGGTCGAGTACCTCTGCAACAACTCGTCCCTCTTCCCCGAGTACAACTCAAACTCGGGCGCGGAGATGAGCCCCGAGCAACAGGTCTACTACCAAAACGGCATGACCATCTCCGGGGGCCACGACAGAATCGACCCCGACCTCGCGCGAAAAATCTTCTACGATTGAACCGGGCCGAAAATATCACACTCCTTAAACGCTGGATAGATGCGAAACGTTCTCCTGCTCCTTGTCCTTCTCCCCCAATGGTTAGCGGCGCAGGAGTGCCACGTACTGGAGTCGCCAAGAAGGATGGGAATACAAAGGGCTCTGCCCACCCTCGAGGATGAGTGGGTTAAAACCTTGCCCTTGGTGTTCCACATCGTCCACACAGGAGGAGAGGAAAACATCACAGACGCACAGGTGCTCTCCTCCGTGCAAGCGGCCAACGAACACTTCCGAGAAGGAGACGTCGACACCCGGATAGATTGGTGCTTGGCGCAACGCGATCCGCAGGACAACCCTACCTCCGGGATAACGCGGTACAATGCGAGCGCGTGGCCCGAGTATGTAGCCGACGGGGTAGCCTCTTCGTCTACGTTTGACGGCTTCAACGACTTCACCCTCAAGAGTTCCGTGGGTTGTTGGAATCCCGACGAGTACGTCAACGTCTACATCGTGTCCGAAATCAACGGCAACGACGCCCAAGGGGGGACGCAAGGGTACGCCTACCTCGGCCCCACAGGAGATTGTAGGGACGGCGTGGTGGTGCTTTACAATGTAACGGGAACGGAGGGAGAGCTCAAGCCTTCGCGCGACCAAAGCAAGACCCTCACCCACGAGCTTGGCCACTACCTCACCCTATACCACACCTTCTCCAATACCAACTCGTGCAACCCCTCGGGCAACTGCGAGACGTCAGGGGACTTCGTATGTGACACTCCACCCACAACCCTAAACACGGGGTGCTCTTCTTCGTGTGAGGCTATGGTCGAGAACTTCATGGACTACACCTCGCAGGACTGCAAGACCACCTTTTCCGTAGGTCAGGCGGAGCGGATGCACGGGTGCCTCTTGGGAGCGCGTGAAGACCTCCCTTTCTCTGCGGGTTGTGTTCCCTCGGTAGAGTACGACGTAACCATCGCAGACGTCACCTACGAGACGCCTTGGTGCACCACAGAGCAGGACGTATGGGTGACCATCGTAAACCAAGGCACGGAAGCCTTCCCGTGGGTAGACGTGGACCTGTACTGCAACGGCGAACAACTCGTCCAAACAGTCCCCAACCTCGGCCCAAGTGCCTCCGCCTCCGTCTTCTTCGAGGGCGTCTATGTGGAAGGAGCCCAGCTCCTCGAGGTGCAGGTATTTAGCCCCCTAGACGAGTACCTCGAGAACAACTACATGGGACTCCCCTTGGAGACGTTTGAAGGAACCCTTGCCACCATCGAAGTCAAGCCCGACATCTTCGCCGCCGAGTGTTCGTGGGAGTTGCTCGACGCCTCGGGAGAGGTTGTAATTGGAGACGACGGATACCCCTTTGGGTCGGGTCAAGAGTACACCTACCAAACCTGTCTCGGGCAGGAGTGCTATACCCTTAACGCCTACGACACGGCAGGGGACGGCATGGTCTTTCCTTTTGGAGGCAACGGAAGCATCGGGGTATTTGCGGGCCTCGATACCTTGGCATGGATCGCGGACGAGGAATACTACTTCACCTCCCGAGAGTTCTGCAACACCTTCCCCGCGTGTCCTCTCGACTACGACGGCAACGGCACAATCGGAAACGGGGACATCCTTGTCATGCTCTCCTACTACGGATGCGAGGAAGACTGCCCCTACGACCCCAACCAAGACGGGATGGTGAGCGTCCAAGACCTCTTGTTTATGCTCTACAACGTGGGAGAATGTGAGGTGGAACTTGACTTCTCACCCGGCACGTACCTCGGGATCGTTACGGCGGAGCCTTCCTTGGCTTCTTTCTTGAGTGGCAAGCCCCGCATCTTCGACGCTATGGGGCGGCGCGTAGACGTACCCTTCGACCAACTGGCCTCCGGGGTGTATATCTTACGGCACAACGGACAAACGCGAAAGGTCTTCGTCCAATGAGGTGGTTTCTGTTCTTTATCCCGTTCCTTTCGTGGGGACAATGTGACATAGAGATTGTGGGCTTCAATCCTATCTCCACCGACATCACGCTAGCCATCAACGGGGCGGCGTGTGGCACGGAAGCGGATAGTATTGGAGAGTTCCTCTTGGCTCTCACGTTCAACCCACCCCTCGAGGACAACCCTTTCCCGTGCTTCTACGACGACGGGTGGGCTTTGCTCATCTTCCCCCTAGACTTCCCAGGGTTTGAGATAGGACAAGGGCCGGACAACATCGTGCAACAGGGCGACACCCTCACCTTCAGCCTCTTGGAGACGCCACTCTTTGGAAGCGGGACGGCAGATTGTTGGATTGAGATTTTGCAGAGCGGATCGTACTACGAGGAATGCCTCATCCTGACCGTGTGGCAAATCAACGACAGCGACGGAATAACCGGAGAGCCTGGCCTCGGAGGGTTTGCGTACCCCGACACGGACATATTCAACAGCTTCATCCAGTTCTCTTTGAACGGAGCCTGTGACCCTCCTCCCCCTCCCCTTGTCGAGGGTTGTACAGACCTCTTCGCCTTCAACTATAACGAGGGCGCAACGGAGGAGGACGGCTCTTGCATCTACCAAGGATGCCTCGACCCTGACGCCCTCAACTACTGCGAGGAGTGCACGGTGGAGGGGGAGTGTGAGTACCTACCCGAGGAGGGCGAGAACTGCAACGACCCCCTCATCTATACGTCCAACACCTTCACCCCTAACGGCGACGGCCTCAACGATTATTGGAAGCCCGTAACACGGAGCGAGTGTTGGTGGCGGTGGGAGTGCCGCATCTTAAACCGCTGGGGGACACTTGTGTGGGTAAGCTACGACCCGCAAGACAAGTGGCTCGGCAACCGCCTCGGGTACTTCGTCCCGGACGGCGTGTACGTCTACACGATAAAAGCCACAACCTTTCAATCCACCAAAGCCGTATCGATCAACGGCCAAATCTCTGTCTTCAGATGAACAATGAAGTGTTTATAAGTTTAGTGCCTTCCCTTATGGCCGCAGTAGGCGTGTGGGTTAGTTTGAACGGAGAGGTAGCAAAGCTCAAGGGGCGCGTGTATCGACTCGAGAACGATCACAACGAGCTCAAGGGGATGCTTCGCGAATGCGTGGAAGGCATCCAGGACTTGAAGATACTCCTCGCCAAGAAAGGACTCTGAATGTACAAATACTTCAAGCTCTCCGAATTTGACTCACCCGACCAACCGGGAAGCGGTGAGATGATGGAGCACGAGGTCGTCCAAGCGTTGGACATAGCCCGCGATATTTACGGCTTTCCCATCATTGTCACGAGCGGCTTCCGTTCTGTGGCCCACAACAAAGCCATCGGCGGCTCTCGCAAGTCTTCGCACCTCCTGGGGTACGCCGTGGACATAGCCGTACCGAATAGCCGCCGCCGTTTCCTTCTTATGGAGGCCCTCTTGGATGCGGACTTCACGAGGTTTGGGATAGGGGAGGACTTCATCCACGTAGATATGGACCCCCAAAAAGACCCCAACGTCATATGGACCTACTGAAAGAGACCCGCCCCCGCATCAAGGGGAGCATGAGGAAAGCATACGACTGGCTCACCGAGAAGAGCTCCCGCGTCCTTGTCATCGGAGACCTGCACTGTCCCTTTGATTTGGACGGATACCTCGAGCACTGCCAAGAAATATACTCTCGGCACAACTGCAACCGGGTGGTCTTCATTGGGGACATCATCGACAACCACTACTCGTCCTACCACGAGACAGACCCGGACGGGTTTGGCGGTGGGGAGGAGCTTGAGAGAGCCATCCACCACGTCTCCCGGTGGAGCGACGCCTTCCCTCGTGCGGACGTCCTCATCGGAAACCACGACCGAATCATCATGCGCAAGGCTTTCAGCTCTGCGATCCCCAAGGCGTGGGTGAAATCGTACAACGAAGTCCTCGGGACGGATTGGAACTGGTCGGAACAACTCGTCATTGACGGGGTGCAGTACGTACACGGGGAAGGTGGGACCGCACGAACCAAGGCCAAGAACGATATGATGAGCACCGTACAAGGCCACGTCCACACCCAAGCTTACACCGAGTGGATGGTGGGCCGCAACTTCCGAATCTTTGGAATGCAAGTAGGTTGTGGCATAGACCACGACGCATACGCTAGCGCATACGCTCGGCACTACAAGAAGCAAGCCATCGGATGTGGGGTTGTTATCGGTGGCGAGGTTGCCATAAACTGCCTCATGACGCTGGGATCGTGAAGACCAAAGAGAACCCCTGGCTCAAGTTTATCTCGCGGCTTGACGTCACCGAGGTGTTCAAAACCAAGGGCGACCTCCGCAGGTGGTCCGCCAAGCGCACCATCGGAGGCGCGATTGTAGCCGAGGCCCTTTGGCAGGTCCACGAGTTTGGCTTATCTTGGGAGGGCATAGTGCTCGCAGGTATAGGGGTTCTGCCCTTGTGCCTTTCCTTCTTCGAAAGGGTGTAGCGTTTTGATTTATTCAACAGGCGGAAGCCCCTCGAAACGTCGGGGGGTTTCTTTTTTGCAAATTATTTTGCAGAATCCTTTGGAGGATACAAAGTTTGTTGTATCTTTGGGATATGAATAACTCAAACCCCAACACCATGAACAACACAGTCCAAAACCCCGCAATTCTTGCCTACTACTACGGCACAATGTCGACAAACGAACTTCACAGCCGTAAAGAAAACCCCACCTCAATCGACGATGCTCGCTTATTGGATGCTGAATTGAACAACCGCAAGGCAGCCCTTTCAAAATAAACAACCCACAACGGGGGGCTCCGGCCCCCCTTTATTTTTACCTAAATTCCAACACTATGAGCCAACAAGAACTCAACCAACTGCACGGCCTTTTGAATAGTTTCAAGCGTACAATGATGACCAAAGATCACACGATGGAAGACCTCCACGCTGTGTTGAATACTGCCTTCATCGTTTCAGAAACAAAGCCGAACGCCTAACCCCAACACTATGCCCAAGCCAAAAAGCACCAAGGGAGAAGACCTCGCTTGGAACATCTGCACCCGCCTTCGCGGGAACGAATTTAAGGACATGACCCTCGGAGAGATTGACGACTTCCGCGCGGAGATGGCCAAGTTCCTCGACCTCAAGAAAGAATGGTAATGCAACACGCCCGAAAAACATTTGTCCAATGGCTGAACAAATGCGAGACAGGAAAAACGACAGAAGGCACAAGAGCCGTTGCCAAGAAAGCACTCAAAGAAAGAGATGCAGGGAATATAAAGGAGGCCGAGTACTTGTTGCTACAAGCCAAAGGTGAATGGTACATGGCCGAAGAAAAACACGCAAGGAAAAACAACCACAACTACTACGCCTCAAGAATGAAACAAGCCTACAACAACCTCAAGCCGAACGGCGTAAGCCACACGGCATACCCCGACCAACCCGCCCAGGACTTCAACGAATGGTCGGCGCATATCACATCCCAAGAGATCGCCCGAGACGCGGACGAGTTCAAACGCAAGTTCGACTCCTTGTGGGGCGACTTCAAGAAGAGCATCCAAGGGTGAGCTACTACGACAAGAAGCGGCAGGAGAGAACCACGACGTCCATCATTCCTTTGGGTGCGGTGTTCATGCCCGACAACGGAATGCAAGCCGACCCGGAGAGGATGGAGGAGTTGGGGTACACTTGCCACATCGACACCCAGCACCCCGACAGGCACGAGCCCACGCGTTGGTATTTCAACACGGAGAAGAATAGAGACAAAATCAAAATCGGAATCGAGGCACGAGGCTTCGAGGTCATCAACTAAACACCCTTTACTATGTCTGAAGAGACTACAACAATCCAAAGCCTGACCCCACAGGGCTCCTTCGAGAGCAATGGGAAAACCTTTTACAAGTTCGATTGCATCCTCGAGAACGGCCTCGTGGGAGAGGTGAGCGCACTAACCCAAGACCGATGGAACGAAGGCCAAGAGGTCATGGTCAAAAGCCACGAGAGTACCAAATGGGGTCCACGCCTCAAGCTCGACAAGCCGGGCTTCAGCGGCGTACGTTCGTGGGACAACGTGAAGACAGGCTCTGCCCCCGTCAAGTCCAACGACGACACGACAAAGAGCATCGTGGCAAGCTGGGCCGTCGGGTGTGCTATGCAAGCGGCGGGCGATCCTACCCAAGAGAACTACGACTCGGTCGTCCTGCACCTTGCACGTATTGCCCTCCTCGCTCGTGACACCATCAAAAAGGAGGTACAACTCTAATGTGGGAGAACGGAAACCCAAAGGACTCGGGGTGGTATCTCGGAGCTTGGAAGATGGGGGAGACCTACATCTACCAAGTGGCCAAGTGGACGGGGACGGAATGGTACTCTTCGATGAAGGAGAGCCCCACCACCTGGCAAGAGATTGACTGCCCCGAGTTACAATACCAAATGCTGAACGAATTAAACCCAACACAATGAAACGAAACAACAAAATGTGGAGCAACCACGAAGACATCACTCTGAAGAAGCTATACAAAGCAGGGTCGAAGGATGAAGAAGTCGCCGAAATTCTCGGGCGTTCTATGTATGCAGTCAGGCAACGAAGGTATCGCAAACGCCACCGCGTAAATGCTGGGGAACCTCAAGTCAAGATTCAGTTCAAAGAGCCAAAGAAGGAAGCGAAATACACGCGCTATATGAAGCCCGCCACCGAGGTATCTATCTTGTGGGGACTTGTCAAATTCTCGAAGGCATGAAGGACTATATAGCGACCCACTTCGGTACGCAAAAGGACTGCGCTCGTGAGCTGGGGGTAACCCCGGCCACGGTGCAGAACTGGATCAAGAAGAACCCACGCGGCATCTTGAAACACGGCCCGGAGATAGTAGCCAAGAAGAACACGACGTGGCTACAACTACAAGGGGAGGTCATGTACCGCGAGCACGAGCTCCGCGACCTTGTGCCTATCCGAGAGACGTAACACACGCCTCTCATATCTTTACCGAATGCAGCGAGAATTTCTAGGGGTATGGATTCCCGCCCCAATATGGTTGGACAAACGCCTCACGCTTGTGGAGAAGGCCCTCCTCGCAGAGGTCGAATCTTTCACAGGCAACGGCAAGAGCTTCCACAAATGCAACGAGACCATCCAAACGGAATACGGCATCTCACGCAACACGATCGCAAGGGCATTCCGCAAGCTCGAACAGCTCGAGTTTGTGGAGATAAACTTCAACGGAAGGGTCCGCCACGTCCGTGTCCGTGCAGGCAGCATCCCCAAAATGGGGAGGCAGAGTACCCAAAATGGGGAGGCAGCATCCCCAAATAATACCTCTACTAATACCAGTAAAAGAACAAGAGACAATACATCTAAACACAAGGGGGTGGTGATGCCATTCGAGGACAAGGAATTTGTCGAGGCTTGGAAGAGCTGGAAGGACTACAAGAAGACCGAGCACGGCTTCAAGTTCAAAAGCCGGACAAGCGAGCAAGCCTCCCTCCATCAATTACAAACCCTCTCGGGCGGCGATTGCGCCAACGCCGTCCGCATCATTGGGCAGAGCCTCGCCAACGGTTGGAAAGGTTTCTTTGCCCTCAAAAACCAAACGAATGAAACAAGACGCCCTGGACCTTCAGACGGGTCACTCATTGAAGAACATCTCCGCCGCCTCGCGAATGACCCCCGAGGAGGCATGGAGTAAAGGCACAAACGTCATAGCGGCATATCGCACCGATCCCGCCCGCGTAGAGGCCACCCTCATCCTCCTACTCAAGGAAACACTCACCTACCTGGAATACAACAAGACCATCCGCTCGGACCAAGATTTGTTGGATGCCGTCCACCATCTACGGGACAACTTTCCCGAGATGAAGCTCGAGGAGTGGGCCATAATTATGAACCGATTGAAGACGGGAGAGTACCGCCCAGGGTACGAGCGTTTGAAACTTCCGGAATTATGCGATATATTCCAACAATATGGAGGGGAGAGAGCGGCAGTACGTGAGGGCAACTGGAACGAGTTGAAGAAACACGCTCCCGATCGCTTGAGCGACGTCCAACTCGACACCCTCTACGACAACTACAAGAAGAGACGTGTTAAACAAAAGGAAGAACTCGAGAAAGCCCGCGAAATCCAGCCCGTCAAAGTCGACGAAAGGGGACGGTGGAAGCATATCCCGTACCAAAGCCCCCAAGAAGAAGAGGTTCAACAGGAGCGCGGCAGTCAAGAAACTTGACTCCGTGTTCTCGCAGTACGTCAGGCTTCGCGTCACAGACTACAGAGGGATGGGGGAGTGCTACACCTGCCATTCGCAAAGATTTTGGGGCGAGGTTGATGCCGGACACTTCATGAGCCGCGCTTGTATGTCAACAAGATGGGACGAACATAACGTCCAATTCCAGTGCAAGAGGTGCAACGGCTTCCGGAGCGGGGAGCAATACCTCTTCGCCCAGCACCTCGACAGGGAGCACGGCGAAGGCACGGCGGAGGCCCTGCATATAGCCTCCAAGCAAATGCGTAAGTTCTCCCGCGAAGAGTTGGAGAGTATGTACCACCACTACAAAAGGCGAGTCGATGAGCTCCGGAGCACGAAAGGACTTTGACGCCTGGTTCTCCGAAAGCTACGAGGAACTCGTGGCCATAGGTCAACGCCTCCACCGGGACTCCCGTGACCTCGTGCACCACACTTACCTCGAATGCGTCGAGAGGATAGAGCGCAACCCCGAGGTGGTGCGCAACCTGCCCGGATACTTTCACCGCTCTATGTGGACGGCTTCGGCCAACGTCTTCCGCAAGCTCTACACCTTCCACCCGACGACAGAGGTAGAGCCTGTCAGCGACTACGACTTGAGCGAGGCGATCCGCAAAGAGGAGGCCCTCATCATGGCCAACCATCTCTCGTGGTTTGACAGAACGGTCCTCACGCTTTACCTTGAGGGGTGGAGTATGGCCGAGGTCGCCCGAGGGTCGGGCGTGAACGTGAACACCTTGTACAAGTCAATCGAACAATCCAAAAAAAAGCTCCGAGATGTTATTCGTAGACGCACACCGTAGGGCCGAGAGGCTCGCCACCTGTAAAGAATGCGAGCACTACGTCGAGAAGACGAAGTCGTGCGGGCCTCTTATCAAGGAAGCCTTCACGGACTCCCCTTTGTGCGGGTGTTATATGCCCGCCAAGACCAAGCTCAAGGTCGCCTCGTGTCCCCTCGACAAGTGGGAGGCTACCATCTCCCCCGAAGAGATAGAAGAGATTCGAGAGTTCCTCAACAGGGACAAGGACAAGCTCACCAAACAAGAGCTGACCGCCTTCTCTCGGAAGTACCTAAACGGAAAGGCCGCAAGCTCCTGTCCTCCATGCAACAGAACACTGATGAACAAACTTAAACACATAGTTGACAATGCCGATTCCCAAGCCTGAACCACAAGAAGAGATGCAGGACTACCTCGACCGCTGTATGGCGGACGATGTTATGAGCTCCGAGTACCCCAACAGAATGCAACGCCTCGCAATATGCGCCAAAGAATGGACCAAGAAATAAACACCAACGTGTGGATGATGGTGGGAGCCATAGAGCGACCAAGAGACCACGGAAAGAAAGCCGAGAAGCGCAAGGTCGAACGCGCCATAGATATGTGGGGCTACACCTGGGACGAAATCATGGACGACAACCGACAGGCGTACAGGGTAGAGGCTCGGATGATAATCGCGAAGTATCTTCGGGACAAGAAGTGGACCCTTAAAGCCATAGGCACATACATGGGGGGACGCGATCACGCCACGGCCCGATACAACGTCATCAAGTGCGAGGACTTCATCCATACGGAGAAGGACTTCCGCGCGAAATATTATCAATTCCTAAACGCATGACCCTCCGCAAAGTTAAACGCCTACTCAACGAGTGCGACGACTTCCTCGTCTTTACAATGACGAAGAGCAATGAAGAAACCGCCAACTTCGGCGTCTACCATAAAGACCCCGAGAGCTGGGAGATACTCCTTAACCTTGCCGTCAACGATTACCAGGTCAGAGAAACCCTACGAAACGTCCTCAATGCAGCCGATACATATAGAGCCGAGCAAGCTTCGGACGAGTCCGAGTAACCCCCGAGCCATCCGGGACAACGCGATGGAGAAACTCATGCTCTCGATTGCAGAAGACCCGGAGCTCATGGAGGCCCGTCCTTTGATTGTAAACGACAGGATGGAGGTGTTGGCAGGCAACCAACGTTTGAGGGCCTGTATAGCCCTTGAATGGCCCACCGTGCCTTGTGTGGTTGTTGACTGGGACGAGGCGAAGCAACGCCGCGCCATGATTAAGGACAACGTCTCCGCAGGCGAGTGGGATCAAGATATGCTTGCCAACGAGTGGGAGGTAGAAGAACTCAAAGAGATGGGGCTCAATCTTGATTGGGACGAACCCGAGGAGAGGGAGGGACTTACCGACCCCGACGACGTGCCGGAAGTACCGGAGGAGCCCACCACCAAACTCGGAGACGTATGGCTCTTGGGTGAGCACCGTGTCATGTGTGGCGACTCGACCAAAGCCGAGGACGTGGAACGACTTATGGACGGCGCTACGGCTGAAGCGCTTGTAACAGACCCTCCCTATGGTATCGGCATAAGCTCAAACCCCGTACGGCAGAAACACGAGAAAAAAAACTGGGATGCGTCGGCAGTAGAGCCCAAGCAATTTTTGGACATGGTAGAACAAGCAATTATTTGGGGAGGCAATTACTTTGACCTCCCTCCCGCAAAAGGCTTTTTTGTATGGGATAAAAAACAGCCCGAGAACTTTACGCTTGCCATGTGCGAACAGGCTTGGACCAACATTGACACCCCCGCCAAAATCTACCGTTTAAGCGTGACATCCTACGCAAAAGAACACCCCACGCAAAAACCCGTCGACCTCATGGAGTGGTGCATAGAGAAAACACAAGGCACAATCTTTGACCCATTTTTGGGTTCAGGGTCAACACTCATTGCCGCAGAGAAGACGGGGCGCAAATGCTACGGGATGGAACTAGACCCTAAATACTGCGACGTAATTGTAAAGCGATGGGAAGCATTCACAGGTAAAAAAGCCACACTATGGAAGCAATGAAAGCCAACAAAACCGACACCAAAAAAGAGGCGATGCTACAAGCCCTCGAGAGGTCGCTCGGGATCGTGACCACCGCTTGCAATGCCGTAGGCATCAACAGGTCCACCCATTACGAATGGCTCAAGAGAGACCCGGAATACGCCCAGGACGTCCGAAACATCGAAGGGCGCACCCTGGACTTCGCAGAGAGCCACCTTCACAAGCTTATCAAAGAGGGCAACCCAGCCGCCACCATCTTCTTCCTGAAGACGAAGGGCAAGCGTAGGGGGTACGTGGAGAGGCAAGAGATAGAGGTGGCAGAGAAGAAGCCCCTCTCGTGGTTCACCGACGACAACTCGAGCGTCTCATGACCAAGAGGGAAAACAAGATACTCGTGGCCCGCTTGCTTAACGAGCGCGGATTGCCGTTTGAGTTTATGCCCTCGGGTCAATTCAAGGTCCAAGGCATCTTCTATAATTACAGGGCCAAGAGCTACGCCAAGGGTGGGGAGTGGTATCGCTTTAATTCTCACAAGGACTTTGTGAATAGTTTATGATTGACCTCCGCCACATTGACTGCATGGAGTACCTCGCCACCTGCGAGGACAACGCGTTTGAGCTTGCCATTGTAGATCCGCCATATACAAACAACATCCAAGGTCTTAAAGCGGGAAACAATCGGTCACACTTTAATTACGAAGCCTTGTCGCAACCACCAACATCATCATATATAAACGAGCTTTTTAGGATTAGTCACAACCAAATAGTTTTCGGATTTAACTATTTTCTAAACCTTATGCCTGCGACCAATTCTGTTTTGTGTTGGTGGAAACATCAGAACGGGCATTTTTCGGAATGCGAATACGCATGGAGTTCATTTGGCAAAAGCAGGTTATTTGACAGACCTTATCAAAAAGACATTGGCAACAAAATCCACCCAACGCAAAAGCCTGTCGAGCTGTACGAGTGGCTTCTCATGAACTACGCCAAGGAGGGCGACCGCATCCTTGACACGCACCTCGGCAGTGGCTCCATTGCCATCGCTTGCCACAATCTCGGGTTTGACCTCGTGGGGTGTGAGCTGGACAAGGACTACTTCGACGCCGCAAGCAATCGCCTAGAGAAGCACAAGCAACAACTCCGGATGTTTTGAGGCAACCCGCCACATACTACCACGTCAAAACTTCAGACGCCAAGGTGCAGGTCCACCAAGGCGGGACACGTAGCGGCAAGACCTACTCTATACTCACCGCCCTCGTGGAGCTATGCCACCGCAACGAGAACGCGGGGTCAGTCATAACCATAGCACGGAAGACATTCCCCGCGATCCGTGCCTCTGTCATGCGGGACTTCTTCGAGATACTCGAGAGGGAGGGAATCTACGACGTCAACCTCCACAACAAGAGCGAGGCTACCTACGTCCTCTTCGGAAACCTCGTGGAGTTCATCAGCGTAGACCAGCCCGCGAAGGTCAGGGGCAGGCGCCGAAATTTGCTTTTTTGCAACGAGGCGACGGAGCTGACCTTGGAGGACTGGCGGCAGCTAATAATGCGTACTACAGGCATGGAGGGAGGGCCCACAGCCATCATCGACTTCAACCCCTCGGACGAGTTCCACTGGATATACGACCACGTGCTCACAAGGGACGACCATGAGTTCTTTCAAACCACATACAGGGACAACCCCTACCTCACGCCCAACACGGTGGCAGAGATTGAACGCCTACAAGATGCCGACCCCGACTACTGGCGGGTCTATGGATTGGGAGAGCGTGGGGTAAGCCGTGCCACCATCCTCACACATTATAAGCAAGTGCCCCAGGTTCCCGACGGGTGGAAGCTTATGACCGTGGGCCTCGACTTCGGATATACCAACGACCCCACCGCCATCGTAAAGGTCTACACGGACGGGCATGGCTTCTGCCTCGACGAGATATGCTACGCCACCGGACTCACCAACGCGGACATCTCCCGCACCCTCAAAGAGGCCGAGGTGGGAAAGACCATGGTAGTGGCTGACTCGGCAGAACCCAAGAGTATCGACGACATCCACGGCCACGGCATCAACGTCCACCCCGCCCGCAAGGGTAGGGACTCGGTGCGCTCGGGCATCGACTTCCTACGCTCCCGTCCTCTCCTTATCACAGAGAGAAGCCTCAACGGCATCAAAGAGCTCCGGAACTACAAGTGGAAGGAGGACAAGAACGGGCGTCAAATCAACGAGCCCGTGGACGCCTTCAACCACTTCATCGACGCCACGCGCTACGCGATCACATGGAATCAAACGAACCCCAACTTTGGGCAGTACGCCCTCGGCTAACTTCAGGAAACCAAACCTTTGAACTCAATAAGATATGAAGCTCCGCCTTCCCGCCAACTATTCAGACCTCACACTCAAGCACCTCCAGGTGTTGGAGACATCGACCGACCCTGTGGCACGGGTGCAAGCCGTCACGGGTCTCACCTTTGCAGAGCTACGCAAGATGCCCCACCAACTTATCGCAGAGGCAGACAATCACATCGACCACCTGCTCTCTCGTGAGGTGTCGCACTTTCAAAAGACGCTCACCCTAGACGGGGTAGAGTACGGCTTCATTCCCGACTGGGCAACCTTTAGCGCGGGGGAGTGGATTGATATGGAGTCCGCCACACGGGACTTTTGGAAGACGGCCACCAAGGCCATGTCTATCCTCTACCGACCCATCGACAGGAAGTGGGGGGACAAGTACACCATCGCCGACTACACGGCCAATGAAGACCCCAAGCCTTTCGAGGCTATGCCCGCTCCATCTGTGGCGGGTGCGTTGCTTTTTTTTTGGACTACCGAAACCGAACGACGGAGAGCTATGGAGTCCTCTTTAATCAACACGGCGACGGAGGCGATCCGTTCTATGACAAGTGGGAATGGTATCCGGCCCTCTACTCTTTGGCTGGGGAGGATGTTCTCAAGGTGGACGAAGTCACCCGCCTCACCGTCGGCCACGTATTCACCCACCTCGCCTTCCTGAAAGATTTGGAGTACAAGCGCAAACAAGACAAAGCAATGGCCCGCACATGATTACCTTCAACAATATCGTCTCCAAGTTCGAGGAGTTCTGTACGGACCACTTCTTCATCAAGACGTTCTCGTATGGCTCTCCTGCGGACGTGGACCTCGACAAGTTCGAGCAGTACCCCCTCCTCCATCTCGTGTACACCGGAGGCGATTACAACTCACCCAAGGCCAAGACCTACAACCTCGAGGTCTACATCCTCACCCTGCCCCCTTCCGAGGCAGACAAGAACGCCCAACAGAAGGAAGCGATAAGCGACGCGGAGCAGGTAGCCGAGGACATCCTCGCGGACATTCAGAACGGAGGCAATATCTTCCAATTCGGGTTCATGTACGACCTGGTCAACGCCTCGGTGACACCTTTGGAAGAAGAGAAGAGCAACGCCCTTGCAGGGTGTCTCCTCGATATGGCCATCCAAGTGCCATATACCTACGACTCGTGCAACGCTCCCCTCACGGGAGTAGAGCCCGAGGGTAGCACCACCCCCAGTTTCAAGGCGCGGGGCCTTCTACGGGTACGCGAAGAGGACGGAAGCCCGGACGTGTTAAGCGTGGCCACCATGAACGTACCGAACGGATCGCTGACCGACGACGGAGACGGGGAGATATCCTTGACGTTTGACAGCTTGCCAACAGGGTCAGAGGGGCAGACCCTCGTATACCAAAGTGGCGCGTGGGTCGCAGGGTATCCCATATCGACAGGGCAACAAACCATCTTCAAAAGGTTTAGCCCGTCAACACAAAGGACGCTCAACGTCGGTTTGACCACTTGGAACTTTGGCGACCTCTTGGGGGGTAGTGTCACCTTTGACAACGCTATCCGGGCAGGGGCCGCCTTTGGGTTTAACTCAACGGGCCTGACGCTCCAAGCCTCTCCCATTACCGCAAACAGCGACGTACAAGTGGAGGTGAAGTACGAGATAACCTTGGACACAGCGGGCACGTGTGTGCCTTCTATAGTCAACAAGACAGGCTTCTTTGGCCAAGTTGCTATGGCCTTCCCAACCCATACGGCGGCAGGGACAACTACCCACACCGTGACAAGCAACACAACGCAAAGCCTGTTCTACCAACTCTCGAATACCATAGGCTTCTCGTTCTTTAGCACGGTGACAGGCACGTACCGCATCCACTACATCAAAGTCACAATCGACCATGCATAACCCTTTCGAGTTTACCGACGAAGAGAAGGCCGCCACAACGGGCCAAGAACAACTCGCGATGTTTACGCGCTTGGTCGACTTCGTAAACGAACGCCTCGCCGAAATTGAGAGCTTGCAGACAGACGTCGAGCAAGCCAAGGACGATATCGAAAACATCAAAAACCCCACCAAATAACATGGATTTTATTTTGAACAACTGGGCTGAACTCGCCCTCATCGTAATTACGGCCGCTGGCTCAATCACGGCGCTCACTTCAAGCGAACAGGACGATACTATTGTTGACGTTCTCAAGCGCATCCTTAACGCCGTCGTCCTCGGACGCTCCAAGAAGTGAAGGAGACGGATTTCCAAAAGGTTCTCGCGGAGTTTGCCGAAGACGTAAACAACGCCGCCAAGCGTACCCTGGGCTCCCGCACGATCGGGAAGAATAGGAGCTACGGCGTGGCCTCGCGCTCCTTGCAGAAGTCCCTGACATATCAACTGAAAGGCGACCGCGTTTCTTTCGGGTCTCCCCTGCCTTATGCCACCTTCATCCATTGGGGTGTGAATGGCACGAAGAAGAACCGCAACGCGCCCTACTCGTACACCAACAAGCAACCTCCAAGCACCGCCTTCTACGACCCCAAGAACCCAACAAAGGGATGGCTCTACAAGAAGGGCCTCCGCCTACGCGATAAGGACGGGAAGTTCATCAAGCAAACGGAGAGCCGACTCAAGAGCGCGGCCTTCCTTATCGCTCGCTCAATCAAGCGCAAGGGTATCGCGGGACTGAGGTACTACTCTATCGCCTTGGAGAGCGTCGTCCCACAATACACCGAGAAGCTCGGCGCGGCGTTGGCAGAGGACGTCGTGGGCTCCCTTAACTTCACCTTTGGCAACCTGACAATCAAGACCAAATGAACTTCTCTTTTGATACCCAACAAATAGACACCTCCGCACCCGTCCTGGCAAGACGTGCCACACGCTTGAGGTGGAGCGATAGTGATAACGACCCCATAGACGCATGGCTCGTCAAAAGATACGATGGCACCTATGCAAATCCGACTCTAAATTTTCGGGAGCAGTTCTATGTCTCACCATACCAAACCAACAACCGCGCGGGAATCAACCTGGAGAACTTTCAAAACAATGTTGCCTATAACTTAGGGGCGGCACAGTTCACCAACGTTGACTTCCCAGCCGGCGGCGTTATAGGGGCAAGACCTGCTGGAAAGACGTTTGGGGCGTCATATCAAAATAATGAGACGACCTTCGAGGTTTACTCTGTCACGGGAGGCACGGTGTCCTCGGTTTTAGGAACCTTCACGTATCGCCCCATCACAAGTTCCAAAGTCCAGCAAAAAGACCTTACAAGCGTCTACCTTTTGGAGCAATACTATCCGGACGACGCAACAAAGCAAGGCTTCCTCACTAACCGCCCGGTCTCCACCGACCACACTCGATACGATATGGCCGTAGAGGACGAGGCTATGGTTGCCCTCTTTCAATTTGAAGAGTTGGACTACGTGTACGCCACAGGAAAAAACCTCAACAACTGCGATTGGGCCTCTATGATATACCGCGCCAAGCTCAACGACGGGACAACTCTCACGGCCCATACCATGAGCCTGGGGGTGACGCCTCCTGCCGGATATAGTAACTCCCTCCTAAACGTCCCCATAGGGCCGTACAATATGCGGGATTTCGTGTGGACGGATGCAACCTTCAGCACCCAAACGAGCGCGTGGGATTACATAGAGATACAACCTTACGACGGGGGCACGGCCCTCGCCTTACCTATTCGAGTATTTAAGGACTGCCGACCTATCAAGCACTCACCCGCCCAGCTCATGTTCATCAACGACCTTGGAGCACCCGAGTACCTACGTTTTGACGGCAGGGTAATAGATAGGTTTGACACCGGATCGAGAGATACCTATAAGTTCAACGATGGAGATTTCGCGGTGGCCAACACCTATGTCTTTCCCTTCTATCCTCACGCTGAAGTGCCTCAAAGCAAAGGGACGCAAACGCTTGTACTTTCAGAGGACTTCTTCACGGATAACGAGAGAGAGCTCTTCAAGCAAGCTATGACTTCAAGTCAATGTTTGGTTAGTTTCAAGGGCACTTGGTTGCCGGGCTTTATATCGACAAGCACCTACAATCATGAAGAATCGGCCTCGCGCCTCCTTCCTATCCGTTGCGAGGTTCAAATCTTAAACGATTTGCTATGTTGACGCTTGGGCTGGGGGGTCAAGGTTCAGCATTGAAACTCTTGGACTTGTACGCGGACGAGCCTTTTGTCTTGTCTTTGCAGTACAACGACGTGCAAAACATTCAAACCCCGACAGGTAGCTACTCTCAAACCCTGACAGTACCGTATGGTACTTTGACACCCTCACTTGGTCAAATTTTCGAGCCCGGATATATACCCGCAGGAACAGAAAACACGGACAACAGAACGCTCTTCTTCAAAAAGAGATACCCTGCGGTTCTATATACCGGGGGGGCCGTCATCATGCAGGGCTTTGTGCAGGTCAAGCGTATGGTGGAGACCGACGGGAGGAAAGACGTCGAGCTTGTCTTCTTTACTGAAAACCTTGATATCTCAAAGAAGGTAGGCGACAAGAAGCTCTCCGACCTCAACCTCTCGGCGTACAACCACCTCCTCAACTCTACCAATATCCAACAATCTTGGACACTATTTGGAACAGCGCCTGGCCCGGAGGTGCGCTATGGACTTATCGACAAGGGTTTCAACTGGTCCTTCCCTGACAACCCCCCATGGGCTGAAGACGACGGACTATGGCAAGGGGAGCTCACGCCATACATGAGGCTCAAGGAACTCATCACTCAAATCTTCACCGATGCGGGTCTTACGTTCGTGTCGGACTTCTTCGATACGGCGGACTTCAAGAATATGTACCTGCCCGCATACAACGGCAGTGCCTCGGTGAGTGAACAGGGCGAGACAGACAACACCATTGGAGTGGGATTGGATGGAGACCAAGACGGAACCTTTGGACTTGGGAACTTGCAGATGCAGGAGACCATCACAGGGGCAAGCGATCCGGGCAACAACTGGACCGCCGCCGGAGGGTACGACTACACCGTACCCTATACGGGATATTTTGGGATGAGGTTCCATTGCCGTTGGAGTTTGGGGGCTACTGCCTCGCACTATGTCAAGGTGTACCTATACAAGAACGGGGTGAACATCGCCACCCTGGTGGACACCACACAAACGTCCGCCACTTATGCAGGATTCCCGGCCTTTACCCGTTCGGGTTCTCTGACTTGGGACGACGTCCTTTTTTCGGCGGCGGCCAACGGAGGGGTGTTGAACAACACATACGTCCTTGGAAGTGGATTTTTGTTTGAGGCTGGGGATGAGATTGAGATAAGAAGACAAACCAATGGCGCGTCCGCCAAGATTTTTGGAGGAGGAACAGGGACGCCCGCAGTAGGACAAGAGAACACCACGTCCTTGGAGATTTTCCAAGTCTCCGCACCCCTCTCCGGGCAGACGGTGGACATGGCCCTCAATATGCCGGACCTCAAACAGATGGACCTCTTGCTCTCTTTGCAGAAGATGTTCAACTTGGTCTTCATCCCAAGCGGCATCCCGAACCAATTTATCATCGAGCCCCATGACGACTACTTCGCCACAGGCACGGAGTACGATTGGCACTCCAGAGTGCACCGGGACAAGAGCGTGACTATGTACCCCACCACGGACCTACAGGCCAAGGAGTACAAATGGACGTACCGCGAGGGCATCGACTTCATCTCTGACGAGGTAGAGAAGTCCTTCGACAGGGTTTACGGAGAGTACAAAGTAACCGACCCGGACAATGACTTCGCCACAGGCGAGAAGAGCCTCGAGACGACGACAGGCAACTACATCTTCTCCCTTATCCCAGGCTCTTCGTTTCCTATCCATAGGAGCCTACAACAAGACGGAACGGGGGTAAAGAACCCCCTCGCCATGATCGCGTATTGGTGTGGCCTCACCGAGAACTTCGGAGAATGGTATTTGAGAGCTGACGACGGAACGACGGCGGCAGGTACTAACTTCTTCCCTCTGTTCTCTCCGTACTCTGCGGACCTGCCAACCATCACAGACAACGACCTCAACTTCGGGATGGAGGCGGCCTTTGTGCGGCAGACGTGCAACCCCTTGAATACCCTCTATTACAAATACTGGAAGAAGTACGTGAGGGAGTTGTACTCGGAGGACTCGCGTATCTTGGAATGCACCGTCCAGCTCAACAACCACGAACTCCTGACCTGGAAGTGGTCCAACAAGGTCTACATCAACGGAGCCTTTTGGCGCGTATTGTCGATGCAGAAAGACCTCTCCTCCGAGGCAGGGGTAAAAATCAAATGCCAAAAGGTACTCCTCGACGGCCCCGACTGCGCCGACGTACCGACCTCGTTTGTTCCTAAAGAGAACTACATCCTCTTCAACGACTCCACGGCGGGTTCTCCTGACTACGGATCGGAGGAGTGCTGCACGAAGTACGGATACCGGTGGATGGCCAACACGACACCCATCGGAGGCGTCACCCCCGTGAACCTATGCCGCTCAAGAAACCAAACAATACAACCAACGTGAAAGACCCCAAGCATATCATGAGAGCCGTGGACCTACTCCAAGCGGCCAAGGTGAAAGACCCTCTCCCGCGTTGGCTCGTCCCCTTGGACTACGCCCTCGCGTGTCTATACCTCGCCTCCTTCTTTGGCGTTTGTATCTATCTCCTGCATAAACTATTCACATGGCTGTAAAGCAAGAAGTCGTCCTCGAGTTTAACGCGGACACAAGCGACGTACAGAAAAGCCTCTCAGGTCTTGACAAGGACTTCGACAAGGTAGGCAAGTCGGCCAACGATGCCGCCGAAGAGGTGGAAGGTTTGGCGGAGGCTACCGAGGATGCCGCAAAGAATACCGAAGACCTCGGGAAAAATTCCAAGAAGGCCGGGTCGGATATGAAGAAGGCGGGCAAGACAGGGGCCGCAGGGTTCAAACTTGTGGGGACTGCCATCAAAGCCACGGGCATCGGTCTCCTGGTTGGCCTTGTGGCCAAGCTCGTGCAGAAGTTTACGGAAAATAAAACCGTAGCGGAAGCCTTGGAGGTAGCCTTTGCGGGGATTGGTGCAGTCATCAACGTCATCGTGGACGCGGCGGCTCCCTTGGGAGACCTCCTGATCGACATCTTTACGAACCCCCAACAGGTCATCGAAGACCTCAAGGACAAACTCACCGACCTCTTTGGAAGCCCCAAGGAGGCTTTGCTCAACTTTGCCAACCTCCTAAAGGAGAACATCATCAACCGCTTCGAGGGTTTGTTGGAGCTCTTGCCCCAGCTTGCCGAGGCAATCAGTTTGGTATTCGAGTTGAAGTTTGCAGAAGCCGCAAAGACGGCGGCTGACGCCGTGGGCAAGGTGACTCTTGGAGTAGAAAACGTCACGGACAAAGTAGTCGAGGCCGCAAGTGCGGCGGCTGACTTTGCCGCGCCCTTTGTCAACTCGGCCAAGGAAGCCATCGACGCAAGCACCCTCCTCACACAAAAGCAACAAGCCCTCCGAGATGCACAAAGGGAACTGAACGTAGCGACCGCAGAAGGGGCCGCAGAGGTGGAGGAACTCAAGAGGCAGAGCGACGACCAAAGGCTCTCGACGGAGGAAAGGATTGAAGCCGCCACACGAGCCGCAGAAATCAACCAACGCTTTGCAGATGAGAACGTAGCTATCTCTCAACAGAGAGCCCAGCTACTTCGTGAGGAGATAGCCCTGCAAGGAGAGACCGCCGAGAGGTTGGACGAGTTAGCAAGTGCAGAGATTGAAGCGGCCAACGCCGCACAAGCAAGCTCCACGATCCAAACGGAACTACAAAACAAACTCTTCGCCCTCAACCAAGAAGCCATCGCGCAACAAGAGGAGAAGATAGCCCTCGATAAAGAGGCCGCCTTGGTCTTGGAGGAGACGTTAGCGGAAGAGGCAAGGCTAAAGGATGAAGCGGCAAAAGAAGACAAGGACAGGAGGGACAAGGAACGCGACGAAGAGCTTGCCATCGCCGAAGAAATCAAAGCGGCCAAGATAGGTATCGCAAGGTCGTCCCTCGATGCGATTGCGGCCATCAACGAGGCATTCACGGGAGAGAGCGAACAGGAACAGAAGAAAGGCTTCGAGAGGAGCAAGAAGATTCAAGCGGCCCAAACACTAATCTCGACCTATGAGAGTGCTGTCCAGGCGTTCAAATCGTTGGCGGGTATTCCCGTCGTCGGTCCTGCCTTGGGTACTGCCGCCGCCGCCGCCGCAACCGTGACGGGTTTGGCCACAGTGAAGAAGATAAACCAACAACAATTCAACGGGGGCAGTGAGTCCGCTGGGCCTTCCTACTCGGGTGCGGACGTCTCCGCTTCCGTTGCCGAAGTACAACAGACGCCACAAGCCCCATCCCTCGACCTCGGGTTCTTAGGAGAAGGCGCACAAAGTCAGGTCATAGAGACCTACGTCATCTCCGAACAAGTTACCTCGGCACAACAGGCCAACAAGAAAATCCAAGACCAAGCAACACTATGAGAATCGTAGAACTAATCATCGACGAAGACGCGGAGCTGTATGGCATCGACGCCATCTCTCTCGTCGACCGTCCCGCCATCGAGCTCGACTTCATCGCGCTCAAAGAACAGAGGGTAAACTTCGCAGAAGCCGACACCGACAAGCGTATCCTTGTAGGCCCTGCCCTTGTACCCGACAAACCCATCTACCGCAAGAACGGGGACGACGAGTTCTACGTCTACTTCTCCAAGGGTACGGTGAGGAAGGCGGCGGAGCTTTACCTCAAGCACGGCAATCAAGCCAACCACACCCTCGAACACGAGCACAATATCAACGGCCTCACCGTGGTAGAGTCGTGGATGGTAGAGGACAAGGAGAAAGACAAGTCGAACTACTACGGCCTCGACGTTCCTGTGGGGACGTGGATGGTAGCCGTCAAGGTGGACAACGAGGCCATTTGGCAAGAGTGGGTCAAGGAGGGCAAGGTCAAAGGCTTCTCCATCGAGGGGTACTTCGTCGACAAGATGAAGAAGAACTCGGAGGACGAGATGCTCTCACAACTGGCCAAGGCGATCGTGAAGACAGACAAGCGCACCAAGTCAGGCACGAGGGTAGTCATGGAGTCTTACTCGGACTATCCGGACGGCGTGAAGAACAACGCCAAGCGAGGCATCGAACTAAACGAGAAGAACGGCAACAAGTGCGCCACCCAGGTGGGCAAGGTGAGAGCCCAACAACTGGCTCAAGGTGAACCCATCTCTTTGGATACCGTCAAGCGCATGGCCTCCTATCTTTCACGAGCAGAGGAATACTACGACGAGGGCGACACCTCCGCGTGTGGCACTATCTCGTACCTCTTATGGGGTGGGAAGGCTGGCCTTCGGTGGGCCGAGTCCAAGCTCAAGGAGGAGCTGTGGGCGGCGTTGCAAAAAGAACTCGGCTCACAACTTCAGGAATGACCTCCCCAAATACTCATATTAAAAACGGGCAAACCATGACAATCCAAGAACGAGTCCAAGACGTATTCAACCGCTTCAATGTCAACCTCACCGTGAGCGAAGATCCGCGCGTAGATTTGGCAGAGGCGGTCCTTGAAAACGGGACAGTTATCTACACCGACGGCGAAGACTTCGCAGAAGGTGAGGAGGCGTATATCATCAACGACGAAGGGGAACGCATCCCTCTCCCTCCTGGGGACTACGACTTGGCCGACGGTGGCCGTATCTCCATTGGAGAGGTAGGCAAGGTCTCAAAGGTGGACAAGCCCGGAGGCGGCGACGCCAAAAACGTAGACAAGGGTACGCCCAACATCGACGTGACCAAGCCCGTAAAGAAGAAGCCCGCACCCGACGCAGGTGGAGGCGATGCAGGAGGAGGCAAAGGCGACGCCGGAGGAGGCAAGCCTGGCAAAAAGAAGAAACTCACCTCGGAAGAGGACCAACCTAAAGACATGAAAGTCGAATTTAACCGCGAGGAGGTTTTGGCCGTCCTCACCGATCGCTTCCCCGACTTGGGAGAAGAGCTCGCACAAGCCATCGCCTCGGCAGTTGCTGACGTCTACGCCCCTGAAGTGG